AAAAACAAATTTTAAATATCCTGAGTGATTCTTCAACTTTAATGATATTTTCATCGATTATTTTTTCTTGCTTTGCTTTTAAACTTTCGCTTATGTTAATTTCTTTAAAGATTCTTTCTAGCCTCTGATCGACAAAATTATGTGCAGCTATTTCTGAATAAGTTGTCATGTCATTGCTCCTTGCTATTTTTAATTGCAGATTGAATTTTGCGGCATAAATCCAATATGTTAATGGCTACAAAATGCTTGTCCCATCCCTCATAGGGCTCCCAAATTTCAACTAAAGGATTACCATTAGCAAGCCCCTGCATGATTTGAGGAAAAATCCATTCACTTGGCCATCGGCTTAAGTAGGTATTAAGTGCAATTTGTTCGGCTGGTTTTAATGACATTTAGACCTCCTTCACAATTCGGAAATTGTAATGAGGGTTCACTTTTCGTTTAGCGACATGCTCTTGGGCTAGCGTCAAGCTTTTAAAACGGCCTGAGATCCATTGCCGCTCGAAGGGCGTGCCTTCGTATTTCTTTAAAATAGCGATTACTTTGTACATTTTTGTTCCTCCTTGTCAGTTTACACTTACATATTATTACCCCAGTAATAATTTGTCAACAGATTATTACTGTAAGCATACTTTTATTTTGACCGATTATTACTGGGATAATAAAAAAGATTGCTAGATCAAGGGTTTCTGCTATATTTATAAGCAATATCAATTATTCAAAGGAATGAATATGCTACGACATATTGGTAACTCTATTTCTTCTGCTGATCCCTTCATGAATTCTCCTAAGTGCGAAATGCCTAATCCTTATAATCGCAATGAAAAGGATGATATGAAGATTGCAATCGATGCTTTGTATGAATTCAGAAAGAAGTTGTCTGAGCTTCACCCTACATGCATTGAACTTATCGAAAATATGCTGCAGCATCGTCGCTATTAATGTGAAGCGCTAATAGATTGAGAATTTTAAATTCTAATTATAGTAAACGGCAAAAAGGATTTTACCGTGCACTTACCTGTTCTAAATATTATCAATTTACAAATTGATAAATTAATACCCTATATCAATAATGCTCGCACACACAGTCCTGAGCAAATTGCCAAGATTGCTTCGAGCATTAAAGAATTTGGCTTTAATGATCCAATTGCTATTGATGCAATCAATGGCATTATTGCCGGACACGGTCGCTATGAAGCCGCAAAACTTCTCGGATTTACCGAAGTTCCCACTATTCAGCTAGGTCATCTTACTCGCGATCAGCAAAAAGCTTATGTCATCGCGCATAATAAAATTGCCATGGAAGCGGGGTGGGATCATGAACTTTTATCTATTGAATTAAAAGAATTAAAAGAATCTGGATTTGATACTGAATTGACCGGCTTCGATGAAAAAGAAATCGATAAAATGATTAATCCTGAAATCATTAATGAGGGTTTACAAAATGAAGATTCAATCCCTAGCGTTGATCATTTTCCTGCTGTTTTGCGTGGTGATAATTGGATCTTGGGCCAGCATCGTATCCGATGTGGTGACTCAACTAATCCCTTAGATGTTACTGAATTATGCAAAGAATTTAAGCCAAACTTGATGGTCACTGATCCTCCCTATGGAGTTAATTATGAGCCTGAATGGAGAAATAAATTAGGAGAAGGAGAGCGCGCAAATGGAAAAGTTGAAAACGACGACAGGATTGATTGGACTGACGCTTACAGCCTTTTTAATGGGGATATTGTGTATGTATGGCATTCAGCATTATTCACTTCATCCGTCGCCCAGCATTTGGGAAATTGTGGTTTTGACATAGTCAGCCAGATTATATGGGTTAAGCATCATTTTGCTATAAGTCGTGGTGACTATCACTGGAAACATGAACCATGCTGGTATGCAGTGCGAAAAGGAAAAAAACATAATTGGCAAGGTGCAAGAGATCAGTCAACGACATGGGACATCATGAATAATAATTCTTTTGGTAATAAAAATACCGAAAAGACATGGGGACATGGAACCCAAAAACCACTTGAGTGCATGAGCCGTCCCATCGTTAATAATTCAATGCCAGGTGAATATATTTATGACCCCTTTGGAGGATCAGGCACAACATTGATTGCATGTGAAAAACATAATAGACGATGCCTCATGATGGAAATATCCCCGCTTTATTGTGAAGTCATCATTAAGCGATGGCAGGATTTTACCGGTAAAAAAGCAATACTCGAATCTAACGGATTAGCATTTGAGGATGTAGCAAATGGAAGATTGCAGAGGGCAACCGCCTAAGATTGCGCAGGCGGGCGTTAAGGAACGATTTCTGACAGCTATTGCAAAAGGTGCAAGCTATCAAATCGCCTGTGGGTTTGCAGGCTTTTCTTATAATACATTGCGCAGATGGATGCTTAAAGGCGAAGCGTTGCTTGATTTGCATGAAGAGACAATCGAGGCACATGAAGATAAGATTTATTATGACTTCTACTGCGAAGTTAAACGCGTTGAATCTTATGCCGCTTTAAAATGGCTGGATAAAGTTGATAAAGCTTCCGATATACATTGGCAAGCGGCGGCATGGAAGCTTGAGCGACGCTATCCCCATGATTTCGGTAAGGTGATTCAGGTAGATATTGAGAGAAATGATTCCTCAATTGAGAAGGCAAAAGAGGAAGTAGCAAAGCTCAAGGGTGATAATCATGGACGATCTACACCAACTGAGAGTTGATCTACTTTCAGACTTTCTTTTATTTACACGCTTTATGTTCAAAGAACAGACCGGGCGTGATTTCATTATGAGTCAGCCTGTCAGTAATCAATCTCACTTTATTGAGATTGCTAAGGCGTTACAAGACGTCTTTTACGGTAAGACAAAATATTTATTGATCAATTGTCCGCCTGGTTGGTCTAAAAGCGAATTGATTAAGAAGTTCATTGCCTGGACATATGCGTGGTATTCCGATTGCAACCATCTTTATATTTCATTTGCCCATGAATTAGCATCAAGCCATACGCATATTATTAAGCAAACCATGATGTTACCTATGTATAAGAGACTATTCCCTCATGTTGAAATCAGCCGCGAAACAAGTGCAAAAGATTTTTTCAAAACTACAGCAGGCGGTGCTGTTGCTGCTTTTGGTTCTAGCGGCCCTGTTACTGGGCGCGACGCAGGTCTCCCAGGTCTGCCTCGATATTCTGGAGGCGTTTTCGTTGATGATATACACAAGCCTGATGAAGTGCACTCAGACGTCATACGCGAAAAAGTTAAACGCAATTTTATTGAAACTATTGCCCCACGATGTCGTGGACATAATGTCCCAATTGTTATAATTGGACAAAGACTTCATCAGGATGATCTATTCACTTATTTGCTTAACGGTGAAGATGGGAATCAATGGACGCATGTCAATATTAAAGCATTAGATGATGCGGGAAATGCGCGTTACCCAGAGGTCATGCCGCGTGAAGTATTAGTAACGATGCGGCAACATAAGCCTTATGTATTCGCCTCACAATATCAACAAAACCCAGTCCCTGCCGGTGGCGCTTTATTCAAAGAAGAAGATTTCCCTTTACTTGAAGATATGCCTGAGATCATTTCGACTTTTATTACCGCTGATTCATCTGAAACGGAGCATGAATGGAATGATAAGACTGCTTTTTCTTTCTGGGGTATTTATCCCATAAAAGTACGCGGTGAAATAGTTCCTGATTTATACGGATTGCATTGGCTAGATTGTCGCGCAATGAATATAGAGCCAAAGGATTTAGAGAATGAATTTCTCGACTTTTGGGCGAGCTGTATGACATTTAAAGTAAAGCCTAAAGTCGCAATGATTGAAAAGAAGTCAACAGGCGTAACATTGATTTCGGTATTGAAGAAAGTCCAAGGTTTGAAAATCATTGGAATAGAGAGAACTCGTAAGTCAGGGAGCAAGTCTGATCGATTTGTGGATATGCAGCAATATATTGCCGCCAAACAAGTTTCGTTACCCGCTCTCGCTAAACATACCAAAATGTGTGTTGATCATATGATGGATATAACAGCGAATAATACCCACAAGTTTGATGATATAGCGGACACTTGTTATGACGCTATTAATGCTGCATTTATTAATAAAATAATAGTTCAACAAGCCAGCGCCCAAACGGATTATAATCAGGTAGCTAGAAATATGATGCAAGGAATGCATCAAGTCGACCTCTTAAGGAGAAGAGCATATGGCGGTAGCTAAAACCCATCAAGATGAGCTTGAGCGTATCAAGACTAATGTTAAAAAGTCCTATGAAGCATTTAAGTCGAACTATGAGCGCTTTCATGAATTCAGACGGTTTATCTTTCAAACATCGTTGACTCAAGACGATATTACTCTCTTAACCCAGTTATCTAAGCCACAAATTGAATTTAACGTTTCTGAGGCTTATATATCGCGATTAATGGGGGAATTTTCAAAGCAAGAGCCATCTATTATGGTGGGCTCAGAGGATGAATCAGAAGCAGATCCCGCTACAGTCCATGTTGTCGAAGCACATATACGACACTTGTTGCTTGATAAGAGTAATCATCACACCCGGTGGGAAATTATGAAGGATCTCTATTCCGGGGGATTCTCTAGCGCTAAATTGTGGACTGACTATGCAGCGCCGATGGGCAAAAAGGCATTTGACCAGGTGTTTAAATTCGACCGTTGCTATGATCCTACATTAGTAGGATACGATCAAATGGCGCGCTATTCACACAAAGGAGACGGTCGATTTTGTTTTGAATGTATGCCCTATGAAATTGAAGATTTCAAAACATTAAATCCTAAGATTAAAACCGACAAATTAAGCTTCACTCGCCAATTTTCTGGATTCAATTGGTCATATCTGAATGGCAATGAAAAAATTGTCATGTGTTGTGATTATTATGAAAAGAAAAAACGCGATGTTAGAATATTACAACTTGCTAATGATCAAGTTTTAACGGTGGCTGAATATGAAAAAATGCGTGAAGCGTGGGAAAGTAGCGGCACCTTTGAATTAATGCCCGCTGTTAAAGGTAAACCACGATGGACAACGCTTGAAACTATTGTGCGTTATCGCTGTATTGAAACTGAGGTTATTGAATATGTCGAAACTGATTTTACGATTCTACCTTTGGTATTTTTTGATGGTAATTCAATTGTGCTGCGTAATCCTAAAACTTCCGGTGCCGTTGAACAAGTCACGCGTCCTTATGTTTATCATGCGAAAGGCGCTCAGAAACTTAAAAACTTCGCAGGGATAACCCTAGCGAATGAAATGGAAAATATTGTACAACATAAGTTTATGGTGGCAAAAGAAGCGCTGCCCAAAGAAATGGATTGGTTAAATGCCTATAAAGATGTTCAAAAACCTTCAAATTTGGTCTTTAACGCGTTCTTTGAGCAAGACCCTGATAAACCAATACCAAACCCGATACAACCCGTTCCTCGCGTTCCTACGCCGCCAGAGGTCGTTCAGACATTTGCTTCGACTGATTCTCTCATCCAAAACATTTTGGGTAGTTATGATGCTTCTCTTGGGATTAACGATAATCAACTGAGTGGCGTTGCAATTGTGGAAGCCGCGACTCAATCTAACTCTGCCGCTATGCCTTACATTGTGGGCTTTCTCCAAGGCTTGCAACGAATTGCAGAGATAGTTGTCGATTTAATACCTAAGTATTATAAAACACCCCGAACTATTCCGGTGCTCGGCATAGATGGGAAACATGATTATGTCAAAGTAAATCAAGAACAAGGCTTCTCAATGTTTTATGATACGAATGTGCTAAATGTCAAAGTTGAGGCAGGCGTATCCTTCCAGATTCAAAAATCACGCGCATTACAGCAATTAATTGCATTACAAGGCGTTTCAGATCAATTCAAGCAATTTATGGCTGAGAAGGGATTGAATGTCTTGCTAGACAATATTGAAATCCGCGGAATTGATCAGCTTAAAATGATGGTTGAAGATTGGCAACAAGAACAAGCCAAACTTAAGCAAATGGCCATTCAACAACAACAGCAAGAAATGCAAAACAATCCTGCTGTGATTAGGAATCAAATTGAAATGGCTAAACTTCAACAAAAAGGCCAGGAAAATCAACAAAAAGCTATTGTTTCGCAAGGGCAATTACATATTGATCTTGAAAAATTGAAACAAGATCAGCTTAAAGTTTTAAGCGACATGGCAATAGCGCGTGATAATAGCATGACTCAACGTATTAAGGCGGAAGCTGAACGTTATTCAAGGCAAGTTGATTTAGCCTTGAAACGAAAAGATATGCATCATAAGCATTTTAAAGAGGCTATCGAAACGCACCATAATGTTCATCTGGCGAATAGACAGCATGAACAAAATGAGCGTCAAGCAAATACTGTACAATAACCAAAGGAGTATTATAATGCCATTAGTAAAAGGAAAATCTGCTAAGACTAAAAAAGGTTTTGGCGAAAATGTAAAGCGTGAAATGGAGGCTGGAAAGCCACAAAAGCAAGCGGTTGCTATTGCTTATAGCGAAGCGCGCAAATCTAAAAAACATGGAGGTAAAAAGAAATGAAAAAAGATTCTAAATCTTCAAAAAAAATGCCGATGGGAAAATGCGCAACAAAACCCTCTTATAAAGAGCCTATGCGTCCTATGAAACCTAATACGACTAAAAAAAAGAAATAAGTGTCTATTGGTCAAGATTGGTTTCCGACTGATGAAAATACCAAAGATCTACCAATTACTAACAAATTGGTAGAATCTTTGCTAATTGAAAATTAGTGCCAAAAGGGAAAACATCATGGGCGATTTATCTTTTAAAGCATCAAATGTATTAAAAAGCTTTATTAGCAAAAGAAAATATACGAGTGATTTTGTTAAAAAAATGCAGGCTATTGATCAAATACCTACTCATCGATTAGCATGGGATTCGCGTACTCAATATGGAAACGGAAGAACTTATATAAGAAAAATTCACGGAGAATTATCTTGAATAAACCCATATCAGATTTCCAGATTGGCTATCATAACTTTACTCCAAACAGCAAACCATTTATGTGTCCTGTTTGCATGGGTAAAGGATCATCTACACAAAACGACGATCCATCCGGAAGTCGAATTGTTCAATGTCATCCATGCAAAGGCGAGGGAATTGTGTGGGAATGATTACTCATCCCTAATCATATTTTTCTGAAACCAATCATCTGATTCTTTGACGGGATACCAAACTTTACCACCCGCTGTTAACCTCATAAAGGGTGGCCCAATCTGATCCTTTCTGCGTTTTCTAAACCATGATTCTGAATAACCATACCGTTGAGCAGCTTCCTTGTCGCTCATATATGTTGTTCCAAGAATGTCGCGCATCTTTTGATTCCCTCAAAAGTACATATTTTTGTTAAAACTTCCCAATAAATAATAAAACCTGATAAATATTTTTGCAACCTAACAAAACCTATTTTAAATTGAAATTACCGATCTATCGGGGACAAATAGACGAGACCTGTGCGTAAGCAGGGCGGGATGTGTCAGCTAACACAACCCACACCGTGGCGGGGTAATAGCCAACGCTGCTATGCGTGCCTTCGGGCAAGGTGATCAGGATGATTGCCTTAACTAGTCGAGACCCATGCGAATTTGGGGCATTACCGTGACGGGGTTAACAGTCGGAGAAGGAACTCATGGAAAATTTTGGCAATGGAGAGGCTCAAGGTTCAAACTTTGCGCCAGCACCTGTACAACCTTCGTCTACGCCTTCACCGGCGCCAGCCGAAAATAGGGAACGAGTTTTTACGCAGTCAGAGGTCAATGATCTCGTCGGACGCGCTAAAAATGAAGCAATTGAGCGGCATAGACGTGAGACAGCAATGTCATCACATGGGTCTTATGCTCAACCGCAGCAAGGCTCGCAAGGAGGCTATCAGCCAAATTATCAGCCAATGCCGCAACCTCAAGCGCCTCAACATAATGGCATGTCCGAACAAGAATTTAGACGTATTGCTGCGGAAGAAGCTAACCGCTCAAGGACTGAGCAAAATGAAGAAAACAGACGGTATGCAGAAGAGCAAAATGCTCAACGCATAGCAAATGAATTCTTCACTAAGGTTTCCGCAGGTGAAGGTGGAGTTAATGCCTTTGATAAGCTGGTCTCCGATTCAGGAGTTGATTTGCGGACAATTCCGTACCATGTCCAATTAGCTAACATGGTCGATAATACCCGCGAAGTCATGGTCGAGCTTTTAAAAAGCCCGTCCAAAATTGGTCAGCTACAAGGATTAATTGATATTGATCTACGTGCAGGCCGTCAACCCAGACTCGCACTAGCGGAAATGAAGAAGCTTTCTGATTCGATTAAATCGAACAGTCAAGCGGCTAATTTTCAATCTCCCAACGAGCCATTAAGTCAGATGAGACCTTCTAACGCCGGAACGGGTAATCAGGGGCCTTTGTCTGTAAATGACTATAAGCGCAAATACAGAGTCTAGGCACTGTAATTATCCGAACTAATCAATGACTGATAGTTAGGAGCAATTACAATGACTTTATATGCAGATAATATTTTGCAACAAGTACAGACGTATCAAAGATCGTCTTTAGGCTTGTTACAAAACTTGTGCTGCTTTGTTAGCACTGCAAACACTAAGTTTAAAGATTTCGACAAAATTCAAGCGAATCTTGGATCGAGTGTGACATTTGACACACCTCCACGCGCTACAACATCTGCCGGATTGGTCGTTGCATGGCAACCTGCTGTGCAGTTAGTAG